CGCTTCGGCAAGAACGATAGCGTGATCTACATCCGCCACGGGCGAGACGCCCGGACGTGGGAGCCGCGGGTGTTCTCCGGCCTCGACACCAACCAGCTCGCGCACAAGATCGCCCAGGTCGTCACGGAGTTCGAGGGTCGGAACCTTCCGGTCGCGGCGATCTTCGTCGACGGCACGGGCGTCGGCGGTGGCTGCGTCGACACGCTGCGATCGCTCGGCTACACGCCGTTCGACGTGGGCTTCGGGTCGAAGCCGATGGACCCCCGCGAGTACGCCTACCGCGTCGACGAAATGTGGGGACGGATGCGGACGGCGATCAAGGAAGGCTTGGTCCTGCCGCAGCCCTGGACGAAGCACGGCTCTCGCCTGCGCTCCGAGCTGACCCAGCGCGAGTACGGCATCAAGACCGGCGGGCAGATCAAGCTGGAGAGCAAGGAGGAATACGCGAAGCGCTTGGGCGAAGACGCCGGCCTCGACATGGCCGACGCGCTGGCGTTGACCTTCGCCCACGATGTCGCGCCGGCGCTGCCGGCCGGCCGTCGCAAGGTCCGGGTCAAGACCGACTTCAACCCGCTTGACGGCGTTTGAGAAACCCCGTAGTTTGACCGGCGTATCCTGAAGGAGGGAAGCGAATGACCGCCGTATCCGTTTTCGAAGAACCCGGCAACACTTACCGCGCTTCCTGGACGCTGACCACGGCGGCCGGAACCGGAGTGTTCCTCAAGCAGCCCGGCGCGTCAGATCGCTCCGTCCAAGCGTTCGGAACGTTCGGCGGTGCGACGTGCATCCTCGAAGGGTCGAACGACCCTCGCGTCGAGACCGACCCGGGCAACGCCGCATGGTCCCCCTTGACCGATGCGTCGACCACGGCCATCAGCTTCACGGCGGCCGGCATCGAGGCGGTCAACGAGAACCCCCTCTACATCCGCCCGCGCTTGTCGGTCGCCGGCACCGGCGCGACGATCACCGTTTCCCTCGTCAGCAAGGGAGTGCGCTAGTATGAACCTCGAAGAGATCAATTCGGCGCTCAATGGCGCCCGCCCGCTTATCAAGCAATTCGAGGCGCAGGCCAGCCTGGCGAAGCTCGGCGAGTTGATCGTCGCCAACCTCGACGCCATCGGCGGTCTCAGCAAGGAAAAGGAAAACCTCGAACGGCAGCTCACTGCTCGTAAGCTCGACATCGAGCGCGCCGAAGCGAAGTTCAAGGAAGCCGACCAGGCCGCCAAGCTGCGCTGGCAAGAAGCCGACCAAGCGATCGCCGCCTCCGCGGAAGCAAAGAAGGCGGCCGAGGATGCCTACGTCGAGAGCGTCAATAAGGCGCACGCCGAAGCCAAGCAGATCATCGAGGCTGCCGCGGAGAAGGCAATCGAGATCAAGGCCGCGGCCGACGAGCGCGCGGCTTCCGTCGACAAGGCGATCGCCGAGAAGCGCGAAGAGTTGGCCAAGATCGAGACGGCGATCGCCGACGCACGCAAGAAGCTCGGGCTTTAAGTCGTGGCCGATAACGTCCGCGTCAATCCTGTAACGGGGTCCGACGAAGTATTCGACCTCCGCCTGGATGATTTGGGCGGCAACGTCAAGATACCGTACTCCAAAATCGACGTGGGCGGCGACGGCGTTTCGGCGCCGTGGGTCGGCACGACGACGGTGCCGGCGAATAGCGTGTCGGCGCCGCCCGTGCGCCTTGTCGGGCAGGACGTTTACAATTTCGGCTTCGCGCAATCCGGCGCGTCGGTGCTGTCCTCGGATTTCATCGCGCCGATCGTCGGCACGGGCGTCGGGTATTCGCAGGCGTCGGGCTCGCTGCTGATCACGACCGGCGCCTCGACGAACGCCGAATTCCTGACGCGCTCGACCGTGGCGTGGCGCGGCTCGCTGCGTATGCGCGCGTCGATCGTGGCGTCGCAGCGCATCGCGAACCAGAACCTCGCGATCATGCTGGCCGATCTGGTCGGCGCCGGGCTGTCCTACACGATCAACTCGGCGACGAGCGTGACGGTCACGGTTCCGGGCCATACGTTCACGGCCCAGAACGTCGGGCAATTCATCAATCTGGCGGGCATCACGGGAGCCGCCGGCGTGCCGGGCCGCTATGCCATCGCGTCCGTCGTGGCCGGAACGTCGATCACGTTCACCGTCGCGGGTTGGCCTGCCTCGGGCACCGGCACGCTGACGCTGTTCGGCTGGAACTTCGTCCGCAATCTGGTGACGGGCACGACGGCCACGAACATCAATTGGACAACGCAGCGCCGGGGCTGGGGCGACGCCGACACCGTGGCGACGATCGCGAGCACGGCCGCGCCGGGCACGATCATCCAGAACGACCTGACGGGCCGCGATGCGTTCCTGCTGGACCAGGTTCGCGCCACGTCCACGACGCCGAACTTCACGACGCGCGCCTCGCGCTACGAGAACCTGCCCGACGACGACGTGGAACTCTACGTCTGGATTTGGAGCTACAACGGCACGGTCGCGCCGGCGTCCACGACGACCTGGACCCTCGGGTTCATCAGCGTCGAAAAATTCGCGAACACGCCGGTCTATCTGCAAGGCATTCGGGCGCAGGGCGCGGTCAACCCGATGCCCGTGGCGATCATCGGCGCGGTCGATACCGAGTTCGCCACGGCTGCGGCGCTGGCAGACGGTGCCGCAAACCCGACGACGGGCACGGCGGGCTCGGCGGCGTTGGAATTCAACGGCACGACCTGGGACCGGCTGCGCGGCAACACAGCCGTTTCGGTCGAGGCGTCGTCGGCAAAAACCGCGTCGGGCAACAGCGCCGCCGCGATCACGAACCATTCGGCCTCGGGCGTGGTTCTGTTCATCAACGTTACGGCGGTATCTGGCACGACGCCGACGCTTACCGTCCGCGCACAGATGCAAGACCCCGTAGGCTCCGGCTGGGTTGATATTCCCGGTGCGGTCACGGCCTCGATCACGACGACGGGGCTTGTCGCACTCGCCATTTATCCGGGCGTGACCGCGGTTGCGAATGCGGCTGTGTCCTACCCGCTGCCCCGCACTTGGCGCGCGGCCTGGACCATCGGCGGCACGACGCCCAGCTTCACGTTCTCGGTCGGGGCGCAGTACGTCAAATGATCGCGCCGCACCTGTTCTTCTTTTTCTTCTCGCTTGAGGGAGGGGGCGGGCCGGTGATTGCTGCCGGAGGAGTTTACCCGCGCTTGCGCCGCCGCCGGCGCTAGGATAGATTGGTCGAAATCCTTCAGGAGGTCCCTATGTCCTTTGGTGGTGCCCCGTCCGTTCAAGCTCCCCCTCCGCTTCCGCCGCCCGCGCCCCCGCCTCCGACCGAGGTGGAGCCGGAGGTCCGGAAGGCACGAGCCCGTAACCGCACGGCTGCGGCGCTGGCCGGCGGTCGCGCGTCCACGATCCTCACAGGGTCGCAAGGTCTGTCGACGCCCAGCGCCGACGGCGCCAAGCAACTTTTGGGGGTCTAAGTGGCGGCTCCGGACACCAACTCGCTCAAGTATTTCCACGGCCGTTTCGAGGCGCTGAAGAAAGAGCGCACGACGTTCGACGAGCATTGGAAGGAGCTGTCCCGCTACCTGGCCCCGCGTCGCGGTCGCTTCATCACGTCCGACCGCAACAAGGGCGAGCGCGCGTGGAAGGAGATCATCAACTCGGCCGGCGCCCAAGCGTTCAAGGTGTTCCGCAACGGGATGCTTTCCGGCGTCATGTCGCCGACGCGCCAGTGGTTCGAACTCGGCGTCGACGATCCGAAGCTGATGGAGAGCCAGGCGGTCAAGGTGTGGCTCCAGGAGGTGACGGCGCAGATCACGCGCGTCTTTAACCAGTCGAACCTATACAATATGTCGCCCGTGTTCCTCGGCGAGCTTGGGATGTACGGCACGGCGGCCATGAGCCACGAAGACGACTTCGACACGGTTGCGCGCTTCTACACGCACACGGCCGGCAGCTACGTTATCGCTCAGAACGACAAGTACCAGGTCGATACGTTCGGCCGCGTGTTCGAGATGACCACGATCCAGATGGCCCGGAAGTTCGGCCTCGAAAACCTGTCGCAGCCGATCCGCCGCGCCTACGACAACAGCAACTACGAAGACTGGTGGGTCGTCTACCACCTGATCGAGCCGAACCCGAACTACGATCCGACGCGCAAGACGAACGGCTTCAAGAAGTTTCGCTCGTGCTACTTCGAGCCCGGGGCGAACATCGGTTCGTCGTCCGACAAGTTCCTGTCGAAGTCGGGCTTCTCCCGCTTCCCGGTCTACGTCGGCCGCTGGGAGACGACGGCCGAGGACATCTACGGGACCGACTGCCCGGGTATGCTGTCCCTCGGCGACGTGAAGATGCTCCAGCAGCAGGAGAAGGAGCTTGCCCGCTCGATCCGCCTTCAGAACCTTCCGGCGTTCCGCGGTCCCGCCACGCTGGCGTCGAAGGACATCGACTTGCAATCGGGCAACGTGACGCTCTACGACACCGACAGCGCGCAGAACCAGCTTCAGCCGGTCTACCAGCCGAACGCCGACGTGAACTCGATGGCGCTCGACATCCGCCGCACGGAGACCCGCATCGCCCAGGCGTGGTACAACGATCTGTTCCTGGCCATCACTCAGATGGAAGGCGTGCAGCCGCGCAACCAGCTCGAACTATCCCAGCGTAACCAGGAGCGCTTGCTCCAGCTCGGGCCGGTGCTGGAGCGCCTGCACAACGAGTTCCTCACGCCGATGGTCGACCGCACCTTCGAGCGTTTGGTCGAAATCTCGACCGACCAGAACGGCAACTGGCTCGATCGTTCCGTCATCCCGCCGCCGCCGCCCGAACTCCAGGGCAAGGACGTGAGCCCGAAATACATCTCGTCGATCGCCATCGCCCAACGCGCGGCCGGCACCGGCCCGATCGAGCAGGGCCTCGCGTTCGTCGCCGGCCTCGTCGGGTCGGGCCTGTCGGACGGCCTCAAGATCGACGGCGACCAAGCCATCGACGAACACCTGAGCCGCATCGGCACGCCGGCGCGCATAGTGCGTCCGGACGACGAGGTCGCGAAGATGCGCGAAGAGCGCCAGCGGATGGCCCAGGCCGCGCAGATGGCGGAAGTCGCCGCTACCGGAGCGAAGGCTGGTAAGGACCTGATGCAAGCCCAGTCCGCCGGCCAGCAACAGGGTGCTCGTCGATGACCGAAGACCCGTTCTATGACGGTGACGATCCGGAGGTATCACGCGATACCCAACTGGCGAAGATGTTCGACGAGGACTTGAAGAAGACCTTGGAGACTTCCTTTGGCCGCGCCGTCCTTCACCGTCTGATCTTCGCGCCCAACTTCGGGAACCTGGAGGGGGCGCCGGCGGTCGAAAACCCCTTGCACATGGCTTTCGCCTCCGGTAAAAAGAGCGTAGCGCTGAAACTCCTTCAGGAGTTGCGGCGCATCGACAAGTCTCTCGTCCGTTTGGCCGAGGACGAACACGACGCAAGGCTTCAAGCCTGGAAAGGATTGTGATGGCAGGGGAAGAAACCGGCGCTCCGCAAGGTGGCGCCCAAAATACGGGAGGTGCTGCTCCGGCGGCCGAGACCCTTTTGACCGGCGCGGACAAGCCGGCCGATAAGCCGGCGGATAAGCAGGCGGATAAGCAGGCGGAAGGCTCCGACAAGCCGGCCGACAAACCCGCGGACAAGCCGAAGGACGGCGACAAGCCCGCGGATAAGCCGGCCGACAAGCCGGTCGTCCCCGAAACCTACGAAGCCCCGAAGCTGCCCGAGGGTGTCACTCTCGAAGAGGCCGGCCTCCAGGGCTTCAACGCTCTGGCGAAGGAAGTCGGGCTGACGCAGGAGGGCTACCAGAAGCTCGTCGACTACTACGTCAAGATCGAGCAGTCCAAGATCGAAGGCATCCAGAAGTCCTGGGAAGCGACCGGGAAGACCTGGGCGGATGCCGCGAAGGCGGACAAAGAGATCGGCGGCGCGAAGTTCGAAGAGAACGTCGCGCTGGCGAAAGAGGTCCTGAAGAAGTTCGGCACGCCCGAGCTGACCCAGGCCCTCGTGCAGTACCAGATGGGCAATAACCCGGAGGTTCTCCGGTTGCTCGTCCGGGTCGGCGCCGCCATCAAGGACGACACGTTCGTCCCCGGCGGCAAAGGCACCACCCAGGGTTCGCGTCCGGAAGATGTCCTCTTCCCCTCGATGCGTAACCTCACCTAAACCAAGGAGGACTGAAACATGCCCGCGCTTTCCACGGCGAACCCCACCCTCCTCGACCTGGCGAAGCTGACCAACCCGGACGGCTCCATCGCGAAGGTCGTGGAAATTTTGGATCAGACGAACGAGCTGCTCCAGTTCTTGCCCATCATCCAGGGCAATCTTCCGACCGGCCACCTGACGACGATCCGCACGGGTCTGCCGTCGGTGACGTACACCACGATCAACTCGGGCGTGAACCCGGGCAAGTCGACGACCGTGCAAGTCACGGAGAGCTGCGCGCGTCTCGAAGCCTACGGCGAAGTCGACAACCGCCTCGTCGAACTGGCCAAGGACAAGGCGGCTTTCCGCCTCGCGCAGGAACGCCCGCAGATCGAAGCGTTCAACCAGGAATTCATGCGCGCGTTCTTCTACGAGAACGTGACCACGAACCCGGAACGCTTCTCGGGCCTTGCCCCGCGTTACGCCACCCGCAACCTCGCCACCGCGGCGTGCGCGGAGAACGTGATCCACGGCGGCGGTTCCGGCTCGGACAACGCTTCGATCTGGGTGCTTACCCTGGGCGAAGGCACGATCGCCGGCCTGATCCCGCAGAACTCGACGGCGGGTTTGAAGGTCGAAGACAAGGGCCTCGTCACGGTCGAGGACGTGTCGAACGGTTCGAACCTGGGCCGCGCCGAAATGTGGCGTACCCGCTACGAGCTGAAGATCGGCCTCACGGTGCAGGACTGGCGCTACGGCGTTCGCATCGCGAACATCGACAAGTCGGACCTGACGCCGGATGCGGTCTCGGGCGCGAACTTGCCGCGCTTGCTGTATCGCGCGCTGAACTTGATCCCGTCGACCTCGATGGGCCGCACGGTTATCTGCATGTCGCGCAACATCCGCACGACGCTCGGCGAGCAGACGGCCGAAGGCACCAAGAACTCCTCGCTCAAGGCGGAGGATGTCGGCGGCATCATGCGTACCACGTTCCAGGGCTTCCCGATCCTCCGGGTCGACGCTCTGGCCGCGGACGAAGCGCTGGTGCCGGCGTAACGGTTGAAGCCTCCCCGGATTAACCCCCGGGGAGGCATCCGCCTATCGAACCCGAAAGGAGAAATCAATGGAACTCGATCGTCTCAATACCTTCGCCGACAACGTAGCGCTGTCCACGGCCGCTACGGGCCGCCAGGTCATCGGCGACCAGATCGACATGCGCTTGGTGGCTCAGAACATCGGCGCCGGTCGACCGGCCTACATCTACGGTGTCGTCACTCAGGCGTTCACCTCGGGTGGCGCTGCCACCGTCGACTTCGAGGTCGTCTCGGATGCGACGGCGGCTCTGGCCACCGACGGCTCTTCGACCCGTCACCTGTCCACCGGCGCGATCCCGGTCGCGCAGTTGACGGCCGGCCGCGTTCTGCTCTCGGTGGCGCTGCCGCAGGGCGCCCCGATCTACGAGCGCTTCCTCGGCATCGTGGCGAACGTCGGCACGGCGGCCCTCACGGCCGGTCGCGTCGACTTCTACCTGACCTACGATCCGCCGGATGCGTGGCAGTCCTACGCTGACGCGGTGAACTAAGGGATGATCCGGGGATAGCTTCGGCTATCCCCGGGCTTCTCTCGAACAAGGAGGAAGGAAAGCATGGCTTACTATTTCTTGCAGAACGCCTGGTACGCCCCGAACGGTCAATACTTCGAAGCCGCCCGCGTGTTCCCGGTCGACATCCCCGACGCGCTCGTTCCGTTCTTGCCGAAGTCGGCAGAGGCGGCCGACGCCA